AATTCTTAACGGTATGAAGATAAATTCTACTGATTTTACAGGTTCAATCGCTATATCTACATACAGTTCATTTCTGTCAATTCTTGTAGATGTGTTGTTTGTATCATCACAAACTACCAAGAAGTCATTTAACGCTCTTTGTCCAACAAGTTCTAACAAGAATGAGTCAATTGCACCTTTAATTTCATTTCTTGTAAGCTCATCATTTGGTTCAAAAATAAATGGTTTCGCAATTGCATCTAGTTGACTTCTTAAAAAGACAGTTAATCTTGAAACGTTTATTCTATCTAGTGCTGACGTTGCTGATGTCTTTGTTAAGTTACCAAAGTTTACTATTCCTGCTCCTGCAAAGAAAGTAATTGGATTTATTTGTACAGTATGCATTGTATCACGTATTGATTCTGTTACACTGATTGTTTCGAACTCACCTTCGCTATTGATGAACCCAACCGCTGTGGCATTGTCAACAACACCACGTCTTGTACCAGCTGGTGCAAACCATGGAAATGCTAGTTCGTCATTATTAGCAAATGTTCTTATCATCATGTGACTTGGCGGAACAACAATTGTGTTTCCAGTATTGTCTGTTGTTTGTCCTGAAGGATAAAACATTCCTAATAAATCACTTGATGATACTAGACCGTTTTCGTCATTGTCGGTTGAACTAGCTGTGTTGTTAGCATAATTTTGAATTGCTGTAGCTGTTCCTTCAAGTCTAAATGGCGTATCTCCAATTATGAAAGATGTGTTGTTTCTGTCTGTGTTCAAGTTAATCATGTTTTGAATCAGTTCAGGATAACCTGGAGTAGCTAGTACATTGTAAGCTCTTTGATCTTCTCTGATAGCTTGGTTAGTATCAATTTCTGATTTTAGTTGTTGCACAACCACTTTTCTTTGTGCTTTTCTTCCAAAAGTACCTGAACCATCTGCGTTGTTACCAGATTTTGTTACCCATCTATCAGGATAATATCCTACAACACTTTCATTACTTGCTCTAACGTTTCCTAATCCACTTGAACCTGAGCCTGGATATTTTGTAGTGTTGATGTAATCGTTTTTATATTCTTTTACATTGTATCCAGAACGTCTAGTGTTGTACAACAAAATACCTTGTGGGAAGTTTGCTGGATCTGGGGCATCTGGATCTAAGAAGCCGTCTGTCAATAAATCTTTAATTGTACTGAATGCTCCTGCTCCTGTGTTTCCTTGTGCTGATTTTTCTGCTGTTGTGTGTAATCTTGCGTCTGCAAAAACTACACCATCTTCAGTAGTTTGATCTGCTTTGTCAACTAATTCAAATGCCGCGCCAGTTGTTGTAACTGCTACTTGATTTGATGTATTTGTTGAACTTAAAGTTGCCGCAGTATTATATCTGTATAGTTTTGGATAGTTTTCAAGATCACTTGTGTCAATCCATAAGTCATTGTTCACCAAAGGTGTGCCATCTGACTGTGTAGTTGGTGCAGTTGCACTAAACTGTGGACCATTTGGATCTGTAGCTGAATAGTATGTTTTATATCCAACAAATGTTGTTCCGTTGTGTACCATTATGTCTGCTTCGTCTATTGAAGTATCAAACCATAATGTGCCGTCTGCTGGTTCATTGGTTGGTGCACTTGTTGATGCTGTGTAACTTAATCTTTTAAAGTTACTTGCCATTATTTCATTTCCAGTAGTTGAATCTTCTGAATCTCCAGAAGGAACAATGTATAAGTTATCAATTAAAGTTGTTGAATTTGCCGTGAATGTACCATATGCGTGTGCTGTTGATGTACTAAAGCCTGCATCAGCCAACGGTGTACCACTTAGGTCATTCATTCTAAATTCACCACCTAGTTTGTGTTTGATTGATATTGCGCCTTTAAACTCTCCGCTTGTTAAAACGGATGCTTCTAGGTTTGTAAAGCCTGCATTTCCAAATGCAGTTACAAAGTCTTCTGCATCACCTAAAGTAGAACCATCACCTGATATCATAGTCACTGTTTTTGCAGTGTCTAATGCTTCAGTATTTTTCAACGATTCTTGAACAGTAAATGTTTCATTTGCTGTAAAACTTGGTTGTGTAGTTTTAGATGTGATTATAGTTTCGCCACCTTCGTATCTAAACAATTGGAAGTCACCTTGGTTAACTGTTGTGTCAGCCGCGTCAACTGTAGCGTTATTTTCTGTAACGTTAAATTGTGTGTACAAAGTACCAGCTGCAATACTTGTTCCACCGTTTGATGGATCAAGATTGAATATTGCAGAATGATTTGTTGCAAATAATGGTGCTGCCACTGTTGAGAAACTACCAGCTGCTGTGCTGTATAGTTTTGCTACAATGCTTGCTCCTGAATTTGCTGAAGTAGTTTTGAACCAAACTGAACCTGTTGGTCTGTTTTCGTCTGCTGTTTTCCAAGTTGGTGCACTTGTGTGTTTTGCTTGTAAAAATTTAGCACCGTTTTTGACACCTGAAGATATTCCTAATGAAGCAAGTAATCCTGTTCCTTCGTCAAATCTTATAGTGTTATTTCCAGCTGTTGAGTCTCCTGTTCTTAGACCATTGTGGAATATTTCTAAATTTCCTGTGACTGAATCTACTGCTGCTGTAACTCCTGGTGAGTTAGCAGTGTTAATTGCTGTAGCAACATTTGATAATGCAGTACCACCTGTGGTTACAGTTGTACCGTTAATGACCATTGTGTGACCATTTGTTACTGTTGTTCCTGATGCAACAGTGACAACCGGATGTGAATTATGCCATGCCGCAGTTCCTAAATTTGCCCACTCGTTGCTATCGTTTTTGAAATATATTTTGTTAGTAACGTGTGTTGTGTTTATTGCATAGTCACCTTGTGAACCAATTGATGTTTTTGGTGCACCTGTTGTTGCGTTACCTACCAGGTCAGTAACCGACGTAATTAAAATTGGTGTTTTTGCTGTAAATTTTTGATCAGTTTGTGACCACTCGAAGATACCATATACGCTTGATGCAAGGTCAAACCAATATGTGCCATCGTTTGGACGTGCAGTTGGAGGATTTGCACTTCCAACTAAATCTGTTAAATTTACATTAGCTCTTAAGACATAAGCTCTGTTAGCAAGTCCTAAGAAACTGTAAGCTGCTTGTAAGCCATATTCATTTAGTTCATAACCATTTAATGAATTGCCTGAAGCATCTGTGTAGAATTTTGGATCTCCAAAAGTCTCTGTTAATTCTCTTTGTGATGAAATAAGGTAAACTGTGTTAGCATTTGCAGTTTGTGTTCCTGCTGCTGTGCCGTCACCTGCTCCGTTATCTTTATCTTGTCCTGATGCTACTATAAAAAGAGGTGTTGTACCCGCATCTGATGGTACGTAAAAACTTTCATTTATTACACTTACCTCTACTCCTGGTGATGTTAATGCCATTGTCCGTATTCTCCTTGCAAAAATTTACGTATACCTTTGTATTTAGTGATTAATGACGTTTTAATGGTAAATTGATCACATTCTTAGGTCCCTATATAGGTAACGTAAATAGCTTATATGAACAAAATTGCAAGACCTTTGTGTAAAAGCTGTAAGGCTAGGCCAAGAGCCTATGCATATAAAAAAGAGTCAAAAATATACTGGCGTAGTCTTTGTGATAGGTGCAATAGGATCAAAGCAAAAAAAAATGTGGGTGGAGTTACTAGACTAGAACGTTCAGGATATCGCAAACGCAAAATGTGTGAATTGTGCGGATTCAAAGCACAAGATAAAATACAACTAGACGTGTATTTTGTTGATGGTAATCTTAGAAATGTGAAAGAATCAAATTTGAAAACGGTTTGCGCCAACTGTCAAAGACTCGGCGGTGTGCGAAAGCTTGGATGGCGTGTGGGCGATCTTGTTGCTGACGATTAGATCATCAATCTTATTATATAAATCTTCTAGTGTGCCATTGTTGTCTATAGTAATGTCATAATCCTGCTCTAACCAATCCCATTCTGATTGATGTGCACCTTTTTCCTGCATTGCTTTTTTTGTTGGCAGTTCACCACGTTTGACACATACAATAATGCCACCATTTTCTTTGATTGTTTTTATTTCATTTAGGAACCTAGTATCTGAGATTACAGTGTTTTGTCCTTTGTATCTACCCATACAGCTATCAAGCCATATGCCGTCATACATATGTCCTCGCATAACCTCTGTGCCAAAGTGTTGTAATACCCATCTTGGTGTAACACTTTTGCCTAATCTTTGACTCCAAAAAGGATCTGCTTGTTCACGCCAATGTCTGCTAGACACAGTATCACCTTCCAACATGTCTCTATCCCAATTAAACATTGCGGCAACTGCATCTTTTAAACTTTTAGCAAAACTATCTTTAATGTAGCCGTGTTTTTCTACAAGTCTTTCTGCAACTGTATCTTTACCAGAACCTATTAGTCCAACAATTCCTATAAGCATCTATTGATTATACTTTTTTTTGACAGTTTTTTCAAGTATTTTTTTTACAATTTCATACCAGTACACACCACTTGATCTTAACTGTGTGTTTTGCTTCCTAAGCCTATTCAATTTTCTTTTTACATTCGTAAACTTTTTTGCAGTCATGTTTGGATCTGTTGAAAGGTCTGCAATAATTTCATCAATTACAGGGCAACTGTATTCTGGAATTTTAGGGGCACGTGTTCTAAGTTTATATAAGCTTAATTTTTTCATGTATGTTAATTATTTCTAAGACGCTTTTCTATCTCTTTTTTAGCTTCTTTCACAGATTGTAAAATTATTTGTCTCAGGTCTTTTTTGTTTTCTTTGAAAGCATGAATACTTACATTTTCTAAATCTTCAACAACTTGTTCAAGTTCTTCTAAGGTAAGATCTGCATAGGTCTTATACCGGTTTTGTTCTAACATGCCGTTTTTATTTAAAATGATTTTATAATGAATTAACCAATAACAAAACTATGTGGAGTGCCGCCTTCAGCATAATTTCCAATCTCGCTGTCCAATCTTTCCATCTCAGCTAAACCTTGCTGCTTTAATTCAGCACCGTTCAATGTAGTACCACCTTGTGGCCCTGCTATAGTATTAAACTTGCCTCTAGCCTCACCTAACATAATTTTTGAAACTGCTAAAGTGTAATCTCTAATCCAAGGTTTTGCATACACATCCTTAAACAAGGTTATATCTGGTCTAAAGTTATCTGTGTGCATCAATACTGTCTCATTGTCTGCTCTTGGTTTTTGTGTTATTGTTAATTTTTTAGTTGCAACATCATAATGAAATTGAATAAATGAACCAAACAATTTTCCTATCAATTCTTGATAAGATGCAAAAGCAAAATATGTTGCTAGTCCGCCAGTGGCTCCTGCTCTTAAAAGATATGTGTTTGTATAGGCCAAATTGAATGGTTCAAATAATGTTCCACCTTCGCCACCTTCAGTACGCGATCCTACTGTTCTTCTAAATAATTTTCTAACATTAATTACTTCATCAGGCAAGATATATGTGTTGGTATCTTTTTTAAGATCTAAAAAAGCATATGATTCTTCAACTGCATTACTGCTTCTTTGTCTATATCTATCAATTGCCCTTGTAAGCGCCGTTTGATAGTGTTTAGGGTCTAATTCTACGTCAATCATACCCTCCCCGAGATTATTTTTTACATAATCAAATATTTCTTGTTGTCCTGTTTGAAGTTCTGACATACTGATATTTATTGCCTTTGCCTATACTATAAATATGTATGATATGCCTAGATTATCCATTTTTAAGCCAGAAAAAGGCGCCGACTACAAATTCTTTGATCGCAATATTAAAGAAATGTTTACAGTTGGTGGTACAGATTTACACTTTCACAAATATGTAGGACCTCACGATCAAGGTGATACAAACAAGGATGGCCCAGCATCTCCTAGCCAACCGAGAGTCACAGGACAAGATTTGAATGAAACAACTATACAAGATTTGTTATTTTTAGAAAACAGAGATAGAAAATACGACGCAGATATCTATAAAATCAGAGGTATCTACAATGTGCAAGATATTGATTTTAATCTATCTCAATTTGGAATGTTTTTACAAAATGATACACTGTTTTGTACAGTGCATCTAAACGATACAGTTGAAAGACTTGGACGAAAACCAATAAGTGGAGATGTAATTGAATTCCCTCATCTTAAGGATGACTTTAGTTTGGACGAAAATATTCCAATAGCATTGAAAAGATATTATGTGATTGAAGATGTTAACAGAGCGGCAGAAGGATTTTCACAAACTTATTGGCCTCACCTATTGAGGTTAAAGCTGAAGTCGTTAGTAGATTCACAAGAATACAGAGATATAATAGGCGACGCTACTACTACTGGATCTTTAGCAAGTTACATGTCAACATTTAACAAGGAAAAAGAAATAAATGATCAGATTGTAGCTCAAGCTGAAGAAGATTCACCTAAAGCAGGCTTTAATTACAAACAATATTACGTAGCACCAATTGATGAAAGAGGAAACATAAGAACTGACAATGTTAATTCTACAGAAAGAGTAAGTTCAGATGCTACTGTAAACGCCACTATTGATACTCCTGCATCATCACATTATGGATTTTATCTGGATGGCGATGGTGTTGCGCCGAATGGTCATCCTGCTGGCTTTGGTACATCATTTCCAAGTCTTAACATTAATGCTGGTGATTATTTCTTAAGAACAGATTACCTACCAAACAGACTATTTAGATATGATGGCAATAGATGGATCAAAGTTGAGGATAGTGTTCGTATAACAACAACTA